TGGCAGAACTGGTTCCACGAAATGGGTAACCTGTATGGTCGTTTTGAGTGTAAGCACTGCCACACATCAGTGACTGGGACTTCTCCTACAGTCTGTGAAAGTTGTGGAGATACTCGCATGGAGTATAAAGAAGTTACTTTAATTGATGACGAACTCCGTATTGCGGGCCATACAGATGGATGGATTAAGGGAATTGGAAATGATTGCCTAATTGAAATCAAATCTGTTGGTGCAGGTACGTTCCGCTACGAAGCGCCAGAACTTCTTTTAGATAACAATGGAGACATCTTTAAGGCGTTTAACAGTATTAAGCGCCCATTTAGAAGTCACTTACTCCAAGGACAGATGTATCTTGAACTGGGTAAGCGTATGTTTGGCGATGAAGCACCAAACGAAATTGTTTTCTTGTATGAACTTAAGGCTGACCAATCGTACAAAGAGTTTACGGTTAAAGCAGATTATGAGATTGTAGACCGAGTCTTCTTTAAGGCTGAGAAAGTTGTTAAAGCAGTTAAAGCAAAAGTTATGCCAGAATGTAACCTCAATCCAGAGGAAGGGTGTAAATCATGCAACTTGATTCCTTAACAGTTCACGACCAATTACTAAAGGCAAAACAACCTAATTATGAAATGGTTAAGTTGCCACCAGATATTACGGTTCTTTCTAGCGAACAGTTAGCAGAGATGTTTACCGTTCTTACGGGATGGGCAGATTACATTGCTACTCAATTAGCAAACGCACAAATACAAGAACGCACATTGGAAAAGAAATTAGATAGAAAAGTAGCATCACTTTTAGTTGAAAAAATGGGTGCAAAAGAAAAAGGAGATAGAGTTACCCTTGTCAAAGCACAGATTTCAATGGATGAAGGTGTTCAAGACTTAGAAGACAAACACCATCAGGCATACGTTCAACGTAAAGCGTGGGAAGTAATGTTGCAGAATCAAGAACGTGATACCACACTAGTGTCACGAGAGATTACTCGCCGTACTTCAGACCAACGTTCATTCCGAAAGGATTACGGAACACCATGATTATTGGACTATCAGGATATGCACGTTCAGGCAAAGACGAAGTAGCAAAGATTTTGGTAGAAGATTACGGCTATAAAAGAATTGCATTTGCAGACAAGATTAGAGAGTTACTTCTTGAGACTAACCCACAGGTTAAAGATGGGTTTCGTGTTGAGAGCGTAGTACAAGCGTACGGTTGGGACCAAGCAAAGGTAATGTTTCCTGAAATTAGAAATTTACTGCAACGACTAGGCGTTGGTGCACGCAATGCATTTGGCAACGAATTTTGGATTGGTCAAGTATTTAATTCTATTGATAAAACATCTGATTATGTTATAACCGATGTTAGGTTTGAGAACGAAGCCATGATGCTTAAACTTATGGGTGGACAACTTTGGCGAATTAAACGCCCAGGAATAGAACCAGTAAATGGTCACATATCAGAGCGTGAAATGGACGGTTATAAAGTAGATAAAATTCTAAAGAACGAGGGTACTTTAGAGGAATTACGAACATTAGTTCGTTCTCGCATGGAGTTTACCCTCAATGCCAACTAAATTATTTGATGGTGGATTACCTAAAAAAGGTAACGTAACAATTGGTATTGACCAATCATTGACTGGGTTTGCGCTGACGGTAATGTCAGTAGCAGAACCAACGTCTCATTTAACGTGGGTATACAAATCGCCTTATTTTGGCATTGAAAGATTAGTAGATATTCGTACATGGTTAGTAGACCATTTCAACTACATTGAACAAGAACTAGAGTTAGACATTTTAGACGTTGCAATGGAAGGAACAGTTCTTCAATCACAAGCAGCATTAGTTCTTGGAGAATTATCGGCGTGTGTTAGATTAGCAATTTACGATTTCTTTGAAGACGCAAGAAAGTATCCACTTAAAGTTCCACCAATGACGTTAAAGAAATATGCTGCAGGTAAAGGTAATGCAAAGAAACAAGAAATGTTGCTACAGATATACAAGCGTTGGGGTATGGAATTCAGCGATGACAACGCAGCAGATGCATACGCATTGGCACGATTAGTCTCTAAAACACATATAAATGAGATAGAGAAGGCTGTTGTAGAACAAATGTCAGACCCCAAATACAGAGACCAACCAGCCATTTAGCCCTATCCTTTAGTTTAGGAGTGGCACACCAAACCGAACTAAAGGACTAACAATTGACTAACACACCAGAAGCAGTTTCTGCTGAAGAGCCATTCCTTCGAGTGAGTGCTGGCTCAAATCCACAGAGCGTCGCATCCGCAATCGCCCATGCAATTTACGACAAAAAAGAAGTAAAACTTCGTGCCGTAGGTGCTGGAGCAGTAAATCAGGCAGTTAAAGCAATCGCAATTGCACGTGGTTATGTAGCCCCAAGAGGCATGGACCTTTCTTGCATCCCTGGATTTACAACCATTGAATCTCGTGACGGAGAAATATCCGCTATCGTGTTTCACATTACAGCAGGCTAATAAAGACTTATCCTTGGACATAGATTAAGGAGTCACAATGGCATCTTGGACATCAATGGGTCACGCAATGCGTCGTCGCATGGGCGCACCTTCAAACCATCACGAAGAAGCAGGTAAAAGCATGGCTAGAAATCACATGACACCAGAAGAAGTAATTTCCTCTGCAGAGCACAAGAACAGTGCACGTCGTTACGTTGGTCAGTCAGTAGGTTTTTCATCACCAAGTGCAGCACCTGCAAAGGGCACACTTATGCCTAAGAAAAACACACAAGCATCAGACCCAACAACAGGCGGAAAAGCAAACCGTACAAACATGCTTGCAGGAGATGCAGCATCATCTGAGCGTATGGGTGCTCGTTACCGTACAACAGTAAATTTTGCTCCAACAATTGACCCAGCAGCAGGCCCAACAATGGCAAATGCTAAGACAATTAAGTCTGTTGCAGGACGTCAAGCGCCTAACTTTGGCGATGGAATGAGCAGCGTTCGCTAATGCCACTATCCTCATCTTTGTTTGGGGATAATCCGTTCAAGAATTTTGGCAAACAAGCGAACGTTGAAACCCCATTGTCATTAAGTTCCAGTACTACTGGAAGTATTGCACGACGTACATCGTGGCGCAGTAATGATGGTAATGGTCCGTCTGCGTATTCTTCAAAAACACGTGGAACAACTTTAAATTGGGATGACACACCAAAGGTAGAAGCACCATCGTCGGATAAGGGCGCTAGTTTCGGAGGTGCGTAATGGCTGGTGGAGTTAATAACTTTTCACCTTCACAAAACTGGCAGTCACTTGGTGGCGGCGGTATGTATGGGTATAACAATCAAGGTGGTGCAGGAACTCCTGTAGCCCGTGACTCACTAGATGCTACACGCATCGGTGTAGGAAGAGTTCCATCTGCAGAATATCCAGATGGTTACCTTGGCACTATCCGCTCACGTCGTGATGACCGTTTGTTGGATAGCATCAAGTCTCGTGTCAATCAAAAATCATATCAACGTGGCGTTCACAAAGGTGAACGTGTTGAACCATCAATGTATTTCTGGCCCGAATCAATGGGGCCAATGAGCGGTATCGAACGTCAAATGGGCGCAATGGTTGATACCTCAAATGGAGTTACCATTTATCGTTCAATTCGCAATGCTCCACAAGTACAACTTACTCCTGCTCCCCACCTTGTTAACGATGGTAAAGCAAACACCATTGCCACAAGTCCAGGAGAAATTAACGAACGCCGTCAGGCAATGATGTCTTACTTGAAACCAGCGTGGCGATAATGACGCAACCAGTTGACGGAGTTTACGACCACACTAAACCGTGGCGTGCACCAGTACAGCCTGACCAAGTAGCCAAGCGTTGGCAGTACAACGGGCCATGGTCAACGAATGCAGAGCGTTTAGTTTCTCAAGCCTTGATGATTATGAATATTCCAGGAAAAGATATTCAAGCAATGGTTCGTCCACCACTTCCACAGATTAGGTTGTTTCCAGACCGTTTTGGATATGGTGCAAGAATCGAACCTACAATTGAAGACATTGTAAGCGTAGACCGTAACTACACAGAGCCACGTGTATCGTGGTACTCAGGTGGAGTTGGCGGATACAGCGCTTCTAGCAGAAATGACTTAGGTAATACCTAATGTCTAAAGAAGATTCATTTCCGCATTTTGTAGAGTATTCGCCAAAAGAAGCAGGACACTTTAAAGCGTTTATTCAACGTGCACGTAAAGCAAGTCCAATGGGTGCTGCAGTAGATGTGCACAAAGTTAGCGATTATAAGAAAATGCGTATGTTTAGCACTTCTGATGGATTGGCTGGTTTTGCCATTCACCCAAGTGGAGAATTAAACTCAGTTTTTAAACACCCAGATGCGCCATACACAGATGTAGCACGTCGCGCAGCAGAACATGGAGTATTAGTAGGCGGTGCAACTCACGCATCAGCATTTGACCCTAAACTGCCAGAGATGTATGCAAAAGGTGGGATGCGACCATTGTCACACGTGCAGTGGAACGAAGAGTACAAACCAGCAGGATGGAGCACTCGCCGTCAAGGACGCCCAAGTGTTGCATTTCTTGGTGCTGACCGAAACGCTGCTAAAGAAGCAAATAGCGGTAAGTCCTATAAACCAGACAGCACTCCAGTAACATCTGACTACGACACAGGTATGAGCGCAGCAAAGAAATTTGGCGAAAAAAATACACGAAAGAAACGGGGTTAATCGTGGATGATGGCGATGGCATGATGATTATGGAGTTGCAGGCAAAGCAAATTGCCGAAAATGCAACTCGTTACAAAGGTTCACACCCATGTCCAACATGTGGGATTATTATGAACCCGATTGAATTTCTTAGCAGTAATAAAGGACGTTGTTTAAACTGCGTTACTCAAGAGCGTGCTAAACGTGCAAAAAACAAAATGGTTAACTAATGGCACGTAAGAAAAAGGTTGACAAACCAAAACCACTAAGCATTGAAGACTCTCGTCGTTTAAAGGGTTCTGCTGCATCAGAAGAAGAACGCTTAAAGGCAAAAGAAACAAAAGCAGCAGAAGATGCACAGGTAAAAGGAACCACCGAAACTGTTGTTGCTAAAAAAGTAGAAGGAACAATCCCAACTGGAGAAGACCAAGGTCCTTCAGCAGCACCAAAAGTTAGAGTAAAAGGTCCACTTGTAAGCACTGGTCGCAAAATGCGTCAAACAGGATTGCGTCCTGCAAAAAATCGTGAAATGAAAAAAGGTGTAATGGCTGTAACTCTTGCCACCGAAACACCTAAACCACGCAAGGCTAAAAAACGCACAACTACTAGAACTGGTAAAAAGATTGACCCTAAGACAGGGCAAGTTGCAGTACCTAAAAAAGGTCAAGCAGCAAAAGTTGATGGAAAAGTTGTTCGTGTAGATTCATCCAATATTGAGGAAGCGCAACGTCAGGCTAGAACCACCGTTCTTCCAACCGCAGGACCAGAAACACCAAAACCAACTTATGAGTTGCCAGGTGCTCCAAACACTGTTGCAGAACAAGGATATTCACAATCAAGCCCAGAGCATCATGAGCGCCTTAAGTCATTGACAGGCAAAGCATTCTTACATCTTGGTCGTATGCAGTCTACCCACGGCACAGATGAATACCATTCTCATCACGCAGATTTTAACGAAACCCACGCACATGTAGCGCAACTTGACCATAGTATGGGTCAGATACTAAAAACTGCCCACAATGCGGTGTCAAATCCAGGACATCCTGATTCTCCTAAGCAGTTTGCGTATGCAAAACAAGCCGCAGGTGAGAGACTAGGACTTGGTAAAAAGACTATGGATGCTCGTACAGAGCGTTCACAGGCAGGGCGTGCCAAGCGCATGGAACGAATTCGTGCAGAACAAGTAGCGAAAGAAGGACAGTAATGTTATTTAATGACCGTCGTACAATCAAAAACCCTGCTGTCGCAGCAGCGGCAAAGTCTGGTGCGATTAAATACACTCCAAAGAACGAAAAAGTTCCAATGGAAAATGTTTCAAAGACGGCTACACGTATTTTTGGTGTTCCTACTACTGCAGGAAAACCAAAGATGGTTGTTCCTGGCTCTAAAAAAGCAGCCAAACTTCAAGCAAAAAGTGATTGGTCTGACTCTTATGAGAAAAAGGCTAATGCAAAATTTGATGCTCGTATGAAGAAAATGAAGGGTAAGTAATCATGACAGTTAACTCATCTCGTTCAATGAACGCAGGCCTTAATGAAGGCGCTACTGATGGCAAGTACCGCAAGGCTCGTCCAGATACAGAGGTAACCCCTGGTCTAGGTGACGAAGCAAC